TGTGAAGGGACTGAGCTCCAGTGCATGCCTCGAGAAGACTCGCCGACAGGGGGGCCTCGTGGCCCTGGTCAGGGAGATGCTGGAGGAGGCTCCGCCGGTCACAGTGGCCCGCCCACCTGGTCTTTTGGACCAAGAGTGGGCGGACCTCTGTGCCGAGGACCGACTCTACCGGGTTGCGAGAGATAGGGTTTCCCCCATCCCCCGCTCCTCGGTAGCGGTGGTTCGCGAGCCTGGCTTGAAGGCCAGGATTGTCACCAAGTCCGAAGGAGCTGCGGTGATCCTCGGACACATGGCCCGCGAGAGGCTGTTTCTCGGCTTACGCCTGGATCCAGCCCTTGCGGACGTGTTGTCCGGGGACCCCGATGCGGCAATACGCCGCTTGCTCCCTGGGACTGGTGACGTCCTGTCCTCCGACCTTTCTCGCGCCACTGATCTCCTCCCCTTGGACTTGGTCCAGGCCCTAGTCGAAGGACTAGTTGCCTCAGGCCGTTTCCGAGAGGGGGAGGTCATCGGTCTTCGGGCTTGCTCGGGGCCCCAGTCCGTGAGTTGGCCGTCACTCTCCACCTCTGCGGTATCGCAGAGGGGGATCCTGATGGGCCTTCCCACAAGCTGGGGCATCCTCTGCCTCTACCACCTGTTCATTCTTGAACGGGCGATGAGGGCAGAGGAACCCTGGGTTCCCTCCAGTCGTGGGGACGTCAACCCCGCGGATGGTCCGAAATGGATCATCTGTGGCGATGACGCTCTCACCATTGGGAGTTCTACCGTACTCGACGAGTACGATAGGCTCCTGGTGGAGACTGGAGGGGCCCCGAGTCCGGGCAAGCACTGGCGGAGCCGCCGAGGCCGAGCGGTGTTCCTTGAGGAGCTTCTGTGCTTCCGGAAGGAGGCGGGACCGGAACCCCACCTGCTTCACCCGTCGAAGGGTCGCCGCTGGGTCGACTTTAAAGTCGATCCGGCGATTACCCTTCGCGGACTCGCCTGCCCGACAGCCGGGCTCCACAAAGGTGCGCAGTGCACCGTGGCTCCGGACCTCCAGAGTGATCTGGCGGCCGGTGCCGTTGTGGAGTCCCTGCTGTCTGGCGGTGCGAGCCCGAGGAAGGTCTGGGCTGTGCAGCAAACGCTACACGCCCGGGCCCTCCTTCGGTTGAGGCAGGCAGGGATCCAGCCCTGCCTTCCTCGCTGCCTGGGAGGCGCTGGGTTCATAACCCGAAGGGGTTATGAAGTTAGCATCAACCAGGTAGCGTCCCGGAAGCACAGGAGAGCTCTGGCCGTGCTCCTTAATAGGGGCACGGCGGCTCCGGGACCCGGCGCCTTCTCACGCATTTGGAGAAGGTGCTCGGGTTCTTCCGTCTTTGCCATGGCGGAAGAGGATGCGGAGGGCCTCCTTGGTCGCGTGCCACACGCGATCAGGGAGACCGCTCCAACTCACCCGGGGCCGCGTGGCGCGCCTTGGTACGACTGTGGTCCCCACGACGAATTCGTGGAGGCCCAGACGACCTTGGCGCACCAACGCCTGGCTCTCGTGCTCCCTGAAGGGATCCTCCAACGGACCCGGACGGGCCCGAGGGAGCTAGCTCGGCGCGTGAAAGCGTGCCAGGCTAAGCTCCTTCGGGCCTGGCCAGGGGTTAAACCCTGGTCTTCCGGGTCCGTTGGGGACCTCCTCAGGAGGCACAAGCTCCTCGTGGAAGCCACACACGTGTGGCTTCCAGGAACCGAGGACCCAGCCGACCCATGGGCGCCTTTCGGCGTTCCATGGGCGGCTGGAGATCACCACCGGACGAGACTGCGCGCAAGTTGCCTGCGCGCACTAGGGACCCCCGACCGTTAGGTCGGTGGGGCCCTGC